ATAACCTTCTGACCAATCTTCTTTATCATCCTCTTCTCCTTTATGACCCCAGTATACTAAATGAAAAGCACCACAGTTAGGACAAGATAAATTTGTAACTATAGCATGTTCTTCATCATCTTCACAGTCATGGTCACCACCCCATATTAATTCTGTTCCACAATTATAACACTTCATTTTACATTACTCCTTGTGCTTGATTAAATTCATCCTCAAAAGGATTTTCTATTTGTGACATTCTACCAGACTTTTTATCATAATGCAAGAAACAACTTACACCAGTCTCACCGGTGTATCTATTTTTTAATATACGAATTGTCGTAGTACAAGCAATAACATCATCATCTGATTGTTGATTTCTTTCTAAAGCTATCACACTATCAGATAGGTGTGCGATACTTGCACTTCCTCTAAGGTGTGATAAGGTAACTTCTTTTCCATTCTCGTGACCAAGGTCTCCTGTTGGTCTCCTAAGATGTGATACTAATAATAAACCTACTCCTGTCTCTTCAACTAAAGAACGTAGCTTAGTCATCAATACATCTATAGATTTTCTTTCATCTCCATCATCTTGTCCACTCACCAGGATAGATAAGTGGTCTAAGAATATCCACTTACAATCTAAAGACTTAGCCATAAACCTAACCCTAGAAAGTATCTCATCATTATCTATAGAACCAAAGTGGTCAAAGGCAAAGAACCTACCAGAACCTATAGTATCTTTTTGCCATTTGTTTAATTGTTCTCTAGAGAATTTATTTCTTATCTCTTTGATATACAATCTTTCATTGGCCTCCACAGACATAATATTAAAAGCAGTATTCTTTGTGCTTTCTTCTAATGCTAATATTCCTATGTTGTCATTAGAGTTTCTTAGAATGTGATGCATAAGCTCACGCATAATAGAAGACTTACCCATGCCGGCACCAGAAGTAAATGTAACTAACTCTCCTGTTCTCATGCCATATGTTTTTTCATTCATAGCATTCCAAGGATAAGGTATAGTTTCACAATACTCCTCTTCATACAAAGTATCTCCTAACTTAGCTAGGTTCATTATGCCAGCCGGTGTGTAAGATTCTGCACTCCACCAGTTCTGTACAAACTCTTTTGCTTTACCCATTTTTAAATATTCATTTGGGTCTTTGTATTCTAATCTAACAATCTTACATTTGTTAGGTTCAAATAATTGTGCTACCTTTTGTGATGCCTCTACACCAGGTTTATCAGTATCAAAACATACCACCACATTTTCAAAACTATTCAAGTATTCTAAGTGCTGTTTGCAATTCTGTACAGCACTTTGAACACCATTCTTTATTGATACTACTGCCCACTTACTACCTAGCATTTCATAAACAGACATAGCATCTATTTCACCTTCAACGATAGTAATATATTTACCACCTGATTTAAATAAATTTTGACCAAACAATAAGGCATCACTCATATCACCTTGTGACCATATTCTTTTACCTTCTACTTGTCTTACTTTTGTAGCTATGTGGCTACCTTCTCCATTGTAATATTCATAATAGTGATGAGATATTACTGAACCATTTACTCTTAACTTAGTTCTGTACTTTCTGGCAGTGTCCTCTGATATTCTTCTATCAGTTATACTACCATACTCACCTGTACTTGAAACTTTGTTTTGTATATCTACAACTTTCGTTTCCA